CCCCGCCAACATTGGCCATTACCACCACATTCTGTTGATAAGTGGTGTAAGTAAGGCCAATAGGCATATTCTACCCCATCGTGCGTAGGCCGCAACCCACACTAACACATCCCAAACTGGAGAGCAATTCAAGTTTAAGTTTCATCCGCCACGAAGTTCTCGGGCCTTGGATTCTGAATGGGAACAGGATCCGCCGGGATGATAAATGCCCTGAGTTGCTCTTGTGGCTGGTCATAGCACGGTCTGCAAACAAGTATTCTCTTGTTGATCAGGGACGCCCCACCCCATTGCATCTGCCACAACAGGTCAACGTGGTTATACCTTCGCCCACACCTATCGCATATTGCATGCGCCTGGGGATTCCGGGGGTTAGTTCTGGCTCGCCCGGCCATGGACGCATAGGCCATTGCACGTCACCTGTAGTAAGAGGACAATCCGGGGGAGATGTACAACGACGTCTGCTGTTCAATATCCTGGGCCGCCGCGATGTTAAATGACTTGTCCGCCAGAATTCCCCTGCCAGCAGCCAACTCGGGCTTCCACACCAATGCCAACCTGTAGGCCAGTCCGTCTCTGAACGCTGACAACCACCGATACGGAAGATCAGCGGTCTGGGCACCCGCGAAATCAGCGTCCTGGATCTGACTGACGTAGTAGTACGTCATGGTTTGAACCGAAGTTCCGTCCGGCACCATGTACAAGTTCATTACTGACGCTATTTGCCTGTTATACCAGTACACCGAGGGTCGGCCCCGCTGCACCTTGTTGGGGTACGAAGCATACTCAGTTCGGGACACCGGCAACAGGATATAGTCAATCGGGGACCCCGATGACGTGTTGGACACGTACACGTCTAACAATGACACAATATTTGTGGGGGCCGTATACTGAGACGTCCCAGCCACCAGCGACACTGTGGCCGACTTTACTTCCCACAGGTTTACGCCCTGGTTCGACCAGTCCACGAACATAAGGTTAGTTTCCTCGCGCGCCGACTCCATGTGCTCCTGGGTCAACGACGGCGGACGAATTTGTATACCGCGATACGACTGCAGGGTCAAGCCAGCAATAGAAGGGTTGTAGGTGTATGTGCCGCTAGTAGTCACTGGTAGAACCCCTGTGCGTTCACAGCCGCATTGGTGTTGCCGGCACCGAGCGCGGGCAGTGTTACGACGATAGCCGTATTAGCAGCGGATGCTTGAAGCGGGCCAGGGAATGAAAGGACTAGCGGAGAGGCAGTTAAAAGTGCCCCAGTAGGCGCCGCAAACACCATGGTGCGCGTTCCACCGAGAACACCCGTAATTGTTGCCAACACGACACTGCCAGCAGTCGCGCCTGTTGCAGTAATGTCTAGCCCAGTTAGGTAATTAGTTCTGCCGGTAACAGCGGGGATCGTTGCGACCGCACTGGCGTTGGCTTGGTTGCCACTCGATGCTGACACGAATACCTGACTCGGGCCATAGACGCTGGCTGCTGGACCTTCAATAACATCTACCGCCTGGTTGCCGGCCGGTGACACAGCCAATGGCAACGGCGAAAACGCGACATTGAGGGAGAATGTAGTCGTGGTAGACGCACCAGTATTCTTGGCGGTAATGTTCATGTAGTTGCCGTTAATCAGCCAAGCACGGTTAACGGGCACACCAGCGGAAGTGGAATAAACAATGTTTCCCGCCGACTGAGTACCACCGGCGTCAATAAACTGTTGGATTGTCACGGTCATCGGCTGATCCGAGACCATGAGAACCGATAAATTTTGCTGGTTGGGGATCGGCTCAATCGTGCCGGTAAACGTAGCATTCGACGCAAGCTGTGCACTGGTCGTGTTCAACGTCGAGAACGTGTAAATGACCTGTGACTGTGCAGTAAAAATAGGGTTCGAGGCAGACATGGGGCCACCGGAGCCACCAGCCAGCTGGGACACAAGAGAAAAAGTAGTGTCACCATTGTCGACGACAAGTAACGCGTTAGTTGTTGCCCCATAGGTAGGAGGGGTAGCGGCCATGACATTCTCCCAATGGGTTGATGGGGGCCGAAGCCCCCATTAATTAATCCAACCGAGCATCACGGTGATGCGGGGGGAGTTCGCCGCCATGGGCGGACGACAGTGGGCTTTTATCCGAGCCAGCCCGGCCACCGGCCTTGCGTGGCTTGCGACCGGCATGGTGAGCCACCACATGGCCCTCTACCGCCTGCCCGCCACGCCTGCGCTTGAGACGGCCACCATGCTTGCGCTCTTCAGCTTCGCCGGCAATCTTCTTGGCGTTGACTCGGTCTTCAGGGTTGTCGCGGAGATCTTCTTCGAATTCTTCGTCGCCACGGAGATCGCGACTCTTATGACCTTTCATGTCACACTCCTTAGAAGTTGGCGTAATGCGTTTGGCCGAACAAACCCGTAGTATTGGACGCTACCTGCCCAATATTGAACGCCTGCGGGGATTGCCTGACCACCAACTTGTTGGTGGCGGTTGAAGAGACAGCCACATATGTGCCACGAACGTCGCCCGTGGTAGTGGTGGCAGGGCTGGTGGCATCCGCAACAACGTAACCAGAAGCGGAAGTAATACCGGCCAACGCAGTAAGCGACGTGGCATAGTTAACGAAGATGTCGCCGTAGGTGTCCGAGCGAAGAGGGAGACCGAACACGTCCACAGTGTCAACTGAGTAAGCGTGGGTAGTGTCAGCCGTACCGCCGCTAAGCACAACAGATTTGATGTACTTGAATGCTTTCTTGCCCAACACCTGAGAACCAGCCGAAATGGTAATAGCCTCCATCATCGGATAGCCATACACGTCATAACCGGACACCGTGGCCGTGGCATAGGAGGCACCCGACGCGGCAGTGATCGCCACCGCACGCGCAACCATCGCCTGGGGGTTCCACAGGAAAGTCCCAGGGGTCCCAGGGGCACCGCAAGGCACCGTGCAATAGTTTGGGTTAGGATAGGCCAGAGTGACAGTGCCCGTTGCCGCCGTAAGCTGGTTGGTACTCAACTGATAAGTACCAACATAGCCATTGGCCGTACTGACACCAGCGATCTGGTTGACCACCTGCACGCCAGCAATAGCGCCCACAGACACCGTGCCGGACGACAAGAGAACCATGCCCGGTGAGACAGGCATGGTACTATTTGCCGTAACCGTCAAGATGCCGCCAGCCGCGATGGATGCAGTAACCGAGCAGTATGCATCCAAGGCAACCAGCCCCAAGCCACCGTTGGTGTCCACCGCCCCAGTATCAGCACGCGCAATGCTGGGAGTGATGTAGACGCCAGTAGTAGCCGAACTAGCGGTCACCAAGGTTAGAGTGGCACCGGTGGGGTTAGCCGAGGCCACGATGGCCGCAGCCGCCTTGGTGTAGGGGACAATGGACAGCGTGGTGATACTGTCCGCCCCCAGCCACGCCATGTCCAGGGCCGCTTGTCCCTCGCCAACCAAATACGTATATGGCAAACGGGGATCAAGGATAGAGACGCCGCCCCAAAACATGGAGGGGGCGATGTCGGGATTATCGCCTAGGTTACTTAGGGCGTTTCTACCGAAGACAACAATAGGACCAGAGAATACAGTGTCAGCCATTTGTTGTCCTCCTCACTGCGTCGGGAACGTGCCCCACAGAGCCCGCCAGTTATAATAAGCAAACGAATAACGCTCGTAAGCCTTAACCAGCAAGTTATCCGTGGTAAAGTCCACCTGCATGTCGGTCTCGAACTTGATACGTTCCATGAACGACAGGCCGTCGATATTGGTGAGAAGGAACCACGCCAGGGTAGACGTGAGGAAGTCCGCCACCATGTAACCCTCGGACAACCCGCCCGCAGTCGTGTGAATGGCATTCACGTCGTTGTCCGCCGTGCCGGGGCGAAGATCCGTCTTGGTTAGACGAATTGCAACCGGTTCCAGCTGCGGTGGCACCACCAGCTTGCGAGCACGGGCGAAGATCTTCAGGCCAGCTTGGTCCTTGAAATTAGTTCGCACCGACACCATGCCGTTAAGCAAGGTGGCCTCATTCAAATCAACGTCAGTCGACGGCCTATTGGCCACCGTGCCGCCGTCAATCGGATGCGACGTCGAGCAGAGGGCCACACCGTCGCCACCAATCGCCGCGTTGTACGTGGTGGCGTTGTTGAACACAGTGGCGCCGTAGATTTCCTTGGTCTGGTGAAACGACTCAGTAAGACCAAGATTCGACGGATGAAACTGGGTCTTGTAGAGGTTGTCGTCGATCGCCTTGCGGGTAATCGCGTAGCCAAGACCAATCTCGACGTGCTCCTGGTTGTAGATGAAACGCTCGCCGGCCCCGTTGTCGAACGAAGTCTGGCCGCCTTCCGTCTTCAACTGCGCGAGACCGAGATAACGCATCTCAGCCGTGCGCTCCAGCGCCATGTTGGAGGTATGCTTGGTGAAGAGTTTGTCATACTGCGACGGGATCATCTGATACTTGCCTTCGATACCACGAAGGCCAGGGAGCAGAAGATCGCGAATAGCACTAAGAGCTACAGGCATCTTTAATTACTCCCTATCAGATGCCGCCAAACTGCTTGAGCATGGCGTTGTTGAAACCAACCACAATCCGGTTATACGCCGAAGTGTAATCATTGCCATTGATGTACTGCAGCGGCTGCGGTCCACCGGGGTTATAGTTGGCCAAGTTCGTGATCCTGAACGGCAGGAGAGAGTTGATGGCGATAGTATACTGGTCGGCATAGGCACCAGACAAACCATTGGCGGTAGTGCCGCCTGCACCATACGACACGCCAACGTTCTGGCCGATGTTCGCCAGACCAACCGCCGTGGCAGTAGTGTTGGAGTTTGCAGTCTGGGCCACGAACTGAGCATTCGGGTCGTTGATGACATACGCCTGAACGTCGCCGTTGGCGTCGGAGCCCGGCCAATACGGCATCCAGAACGTCCTCTTCTGAGAGGTGGACGTGTACTTGCAACCGACGAACACGCCAGCCACCGG